GTTTCGTTTATCGGAAGTTTTGGCGAAATCACCCATCGCAGCTTTGCTGTTTGCTATGACATAATTATATCTTAGCAATACCTTTTCAGCTTGCGTCATGGATTTGATATTTGAATCAAGTCCGTTTTTCATAGCCCACTCTGAAAGTGTGGCTTGTGTTAAATCAAGTCCGTATCTCCTTAATGGTGCGATTGTTCCTGAAAAAATGGATTGTAAACTCCTTGCAACATCGGCTTGGTCTACATCGTAGAACGAAGCCATATCACCAGCTAATCTTGTAAGATTAAGCGACATATCAGCCATACTGTCTGTAGTCTTGTATAGTGTGTTATTTTGGCTCATAAGAGCTTTATTCGTCACTGCCGTACCATTTGCCACTTGCTCTGATGAAATGCCTATAGAAGTACCTAACGCTTGGAAACGGCTTGCAATTTGCTTAACTGTCAGCTCCGACATTCCGAAGTCTTGAATTGATGTTTTTGTAAAATCATCAACCTTACTTGCCATATCGCCAAACGTGGTATCTACTACGTTTTGAACCTCGGTTAATTGGCTCGCTAAATCAACTGCACTGCCTAGCTTTCCGACAGCTCGCATAACCAACCAATAAGTTGCGTAAAACTTACCGATAGTTGAAGCCAAGCCACTAAATCCGCTCCTTGTACGCTTAATTGACTTAGTTGTGTTTGAAAAGCCTGTTACAAGTGACCTACTAGCCGAGCCGACTTTTGAGCCTTGCTGTGACAGATTAGCAAGTGCATTAGTCATTTGAATAATGTTGTTGCTGACTCTCGGTGCGTTAGATAATGTTGTCATTACCTCTTTCAAGGCACCGCCAAGGTTTCTGATGTTATCCGCAGCATAACCGGCTGATTTTGAACCTAGCTTTGAGATTGAAGCTGTTAGCTGTGTAATCTCTGCTGATTGCTTTGAGATATTCGCAAAGCCCGACAATTCTGTTGCCATGCTCTTTAAGGCACTTGCCGAGCTGACAAGTCTTGCAGTATCAAGGTTGCCGAGTTTTTCCATGTTAGTCGCAATCTTGCTAAAGGTACGTGTGTCAATACTGCTCACGCTTCTAAGTGATGTTGCAAGTTGCGACATTCCACTCGCAAAATTGCTTATGCTTGCACCATTGAGGGAATTGAGAGTGTCTCCAAGGCCTCGCAACTTATCTTGTAAATTGCCTATGGCTCTAGTCGCTTGTTGCGCGTCCGACTTGATTTGAAGCTCAATGCTCTCTGCCATTTTCTCACCTCCCTGTAATAAAAAGAGCTACCCTAAAGTAGCTCTCATGTATTTATCCTTTGAGCAGATAGTATGTTGTAATCAATCCAACATATCCATCTTGCTTAAGACCTCTATTCTTTTGAAATACCATGACACATTTAGTGAGATAATCCGTCCACTTGCCGTAATCAGTATCAAGTTTGTAAAAATGGTACTTGTCATGCAGAGTTTTTCTCAGCCACTTAATGGCTGTCGGGCAGTTATGTCTCTGACCGCTCCACAAATTGTGATTTTTAGCAAATCTCTGTGAATTAACTCCAAATCTGCCATCTTCCTTAAGTTCGTCTGTGTCAAATCCGATGTTCATAGCATGTTGCCATTTTCTTACATCATCATTATCGAGGTAATACTCCTCATTGCCTTTCCAAGCGTTATTCTTTACCGGAGTTGCTATTGGTGTCGGAGTTGCTATTGGTGCCGGATTATTCTCTATTCCATCGCCCTTACCAAGCTCAATATAGAGTAAGTTAGCGTCAGTGCTGTTATTCAGACCGCTACAAGTAAATGCGCTCGAATACTGCCAACCATACAGAGAATGTTGTATAACAGGCTTCTTGGCACTGTTAGGCTCATCACCAATAGACATTCCCTTAGTTGACGGATAACGTGCAATCCAAAACGAACAATTAATCTGATTTGCGTATGGCGCAATATACTGATTGTAAAAGCTAAGCCCTGTGTATACACCAAAGTTAAGCCCGGCGCTCTTGATAACACTCTGATATGTGTTGATAATATCAATAAGCGTCTGTCCGAGTCCTTGCTGGCATCTGTCCTCTACATCAAGCCATACAAATGTCTTTCTTCCGGCAAGTACCTCAATCACTTTCTGTGCATCCGTCTTTGCCTTATCTACTGTTGTAGCGTATGAGTAGTTGTAAACACCTTGTATTGGCATTCCTACATCAGTACAGCCTTTCCAATTCGCTTCAAAGGTTTTATCCGGATTAAGGTCTCTGCGGATTATTTTAAGGATTGCAAATTGCACTCCGGCCCACTTAACCTTGCTCCAATCAATATTTCCTTGATATGACGATACGTCAATTCCTTTATATGCCATATTTTCACCTCATTAATCAGGACTTTCAGGTAGTCCCGACTGCCTTAATGCGTTAATTCGTTGCTTCATTTCATAAACGGCAATTTCCTCATTAGACTCCTTGTATTTAGGCTCGTTATCTTTTGAGTATTGCTCATTTAACGATTTTTCAATGTATTTTGCTCTTGCTTTGTTGCCATTCAAAGCTCTGTCAATCGCTGTAAGAGTTGCGCTTAATCCGTATGTGCCCCACCAAGCCCACATGTTGGAGTCGGTTTCTTTTTGTGCAAGCATATAAGCCTTTGAATAAGGCTCTAAATCAGCCGGACAAGACATGTCTATGTCCTCAACGCTAAATCCATAGCCTTTAGTTACCAAAAGCCAATATGGGCGGATTTCGTTGCAATATACTTCCCATGTAAGCTCTTTTACTTCTTGATTGGTTTCTTCTTGGCTGTCTGTACCTCTTTCGCCAACATCTTGGATAAAAAACTGTTTTTCTCCATTTCCGCAGACAAGTCATTATAGAGTGATTGTAAATCTCCGCCCTCTTCATTCTCCGGGTCAAGGTAATCGTCAAGTAAATCGTATACCTTTACAAGCTGTTTCTCTTTTGCTTCTTTATTGTCAAAATCAAAGCCAAATTCGTCAGCGTGGAATTTTTGTAAACCTACGAGCAAAAACTCCGGTAAAAATTCAAGCATGTTGTCAATGACTTCAAGTCCCTCACCCTGTTGCTCCATTCCTACGAGCCTTGGGATAATTTTATTCTTAACTACCGGTGCATATCCGAATTTAACTGTATACTCTTTTCCACTTAATTTAATTTTCATTTTATCTTTCCCTTTCTCCCTAATTTATATAGGGAAAGAGGCAGTTTTAACACTGCCTCAATTACCTTGCTATATTGTTTCTTCAAGTTCGCTGTCAGCCGTGCTATCATCATAGCCAACCGCTACGGCTTTTCCCGATTGGCTCACCCTTTTTTTGTGAGTGTGATTGATGTTGGATAACCTTGGTCATCCTCTGTTACCGCAACATCGTAGTTATCCTCAATCCACTTAGGTACTGTCTGAACTGATACAGTCGCAGTTCCTGTTAAGTGGTCATCGGAAGCCTCGCCTGGGGCGAATGACTCCTGTCCAATAAAAGCACAGATACCCTCTGAACCTTTTCCGTCTGTGCCGTAGAGGATAATAAAGTCGAGCTTCTTACCCTCGTTAGTTACCATCTCATCCTTGTACTTTTTCTCAAAAGCTCCCTCAACTTCCATAGAGCCGGCTGAACGTCTACCCATTTCCTGTGTCTCTACTAAATCTTCAAGAGTTGAAGTATCTACCATGTTCTGTGAACCGAATGGTGAGGGAATTGATTTTGCTCTAAGTAAGAGCTTGTAAGTTCCAGCCCAGTAATCGCCACTTGTGGCGGATGCGGTTGGTGTCTTGTAAGCAATTCTACTTTTTAAACCTGTTGCCATTTTTATTACCTCCTAATTTTTCATAAAAAAATAAGAGCTAAAAAGCTCTTATAATCTATCGTTCCAGTCAAATGACCGCCTAGCACGTAATGTTGCAGTCCATATTTTGCCGTTTTTTCTAGCGAATGGGGCTGGCACTAACTTGAATGACATGGCTTTGTATTCATTAGCCACTGTCTGCGCCACATCCAAAGCTTCTGAACGGCTTTTATTCGTTGTAACAATTACTTGTGCCGTAAATAACACTGTATTTATTCTTTCACACTCTAAATCTTCATTCTGTTCAATAGGTTCGAGTGCTTGAACTAGCACTGTTGGGAAACTTGCCGTTGCACTGTCCGACTGCTCCTCTTGCGTGAATTTTAGCTTGGGATATTTAGTTTTCAATTTTTTCTCACATCGGGTTTTCATAATCGCATATGTGAGGTTTTCGAGGTCATAAACCCATTGATTTTGACTTGCCACTTTATCTCACCTCAACTAAAATTTTTCCGTGCCGTTCTCATAATGTCATTTTCCATTTTTAAAAATGCGTGATACATCGGCATTGTAGGTGTAATGCCGTATGAATGGTGTAATTCTCCGCTTTCGTCTCTCCAATACCAACCCTCACTGTCAAATGCGTGTGTCTGCCCCGGAAAAGTTCCTTGACCGCCTCTTGCATCATTGAAGTGTGGTTTAGCTTTCCAGCCTGAGCCGTATTCAGCCATAAGCAAAGGCGATACATCAACCGTCTTAAGTCCATCTGCCGTCTGCCATGTGCTTTGTATCTGTCCTGTTTCGGTGGCAAGCACAATAGCTGTACAGCCGTCTATAGAATCTTTAATTTCGTAACTAAATGTAATATAGTGTCCGAAATTGCCTGTATTTGCTTGCGCTACGGCAATGCCATTGTCAGCAAGCTCTCCGACAAATGCTATGCACTTATCCTGTAGGCGGTCTTTGTATCTTTCAAGCTTGTCTATTGCATCTTGTATGGATTTTTCTGTCAGAGAAATGTCAATCTTCACAATTACACCTCTTTTACAACTGCTTTAAGCATGTATTTAACTGAATAGAGAGAGGGCTTGACTCCCACTATCGTAAAGTCTGCGGAAGTTGAATCAACTAATCCGTTTTCATCCTTTGTAGGCTCGCTATCAAGCCAAATAACGTCTCCCTTTTTAAAAGGGTATTCTCCTCTGTCTGTCAGTAAAACAGCGTCAAAATCAGCCGTATTAAAGCCATATTCTTTGTTCTGCGCTTCGCCTCCGTCAAACGATATATTCGCCCGAAAATCAACCGGCTCTGAAAAGCCTGTTTCTTCATGCGTGTAGTATATCTTCTCTCCGTCCTCCGTTTCGTAAAACTTTGGATTTCCGTCCTCGTCTTTTTCATAGACTGTGACTGTTTGACCTTGAAGCGCGTATTTCATGGCTTGCTTATTAATGTCAAGCATTTTTCTTTATCTGCTTGTAAATCTGATTAACACCGGTACTTGCCATGCCCGACACAATGCCAACTGCTATTGCATCAAGAATGTTGTCCGCCGGATAACCTGGAATTACAAACATCCCAACGATACCGAGTATTCCACCGGCTACACCTACGATAATAGGAATAATATTATCTTTGACCTGTGGTATCTGCTTTGAAGCATATCCGATTAAATAAGTAATTACCATAATGGCAACTACTGTAGGTACTTGTGTAAAGTCCATCAGTTTTTTCCTCCTTTACCTAAATGGATTTCCTCAATCTCATTTTTCATTTTTGTTACCATGCCATTACCACCAAGTGCGTGGTATGCGTCATACATCTCGCAAAAATTCTGATACGCATATGAGGGAATTTCGCCAAGCTTCATGTACTTATCATGGTATTCGATAAGCTGTACTCGTAAAAGTAACATTGTACCTTTTCCGTTCGCTTGTCGTAGCTTCTTTTCCTCTTCAATGCGCTCGTTTCTTTCTTTTGTGTCTATCGCTTTTTGCTTTTTCTGCTCTTGTAAAAGCCAAACAATATAGCCCAAAAGTGCTGTCAGAACAATTGGTAAGGCAATAATGTATGTCTGATAGATTAAATTATTCATCTTACAGCCTTTCGTCTTTGGTAATTGGCACACCGCCCACCACCACTTAATGTGTACCGCCTGCTACCACTTTACCGACATCAGTAAAATGGTAACGCACAATCTTCTTTTTATAGCACTTTGACAAAAGGAAAAACTCCGACAAACAGCTTATCTCTGTCTTTCCATGTACGGCTCACTCCACCCTCACTCAATGCGCTCATGTAGTTCTCACCGGCTTGTGAATGGTCGTAGACAGCGAGATTGATAACGACATTCTCAAACTGCTTTAAATCGGCAGTTATATCATCATCAGTGAAAGTGTCCGGATAACACCTTTTTGCTTTTACATCTTCTGTGGCTTGCTTAATGAGCTGTTCAATGAGTGGGTTATCTTCCTTTTTATCGAATACAACCACATCAGATGTTGTATAATCGTCGTTTGTGACAGCTTCGATATGATATTGTTTAAGTCTGATTTTGACTTGCTCTAATGTGGTGTATTCCATGCCAAGCTCCTTATAATCCAAACTTTTCAATTAACAGTTTCTTCAAGTCACCGCCATTTATTTCTGTGGCATTTTCAATACCATTTTCGCTCGCAAGCTTCTTTAGGTCGGCTGTTGACATTCTGTTAATTTCTGTCTTTGTGTATGGTGTTTCAGGTGGGTTCATAAAATCAGAAGGCACCGAATTGCTATTACTTTCCGGTACCTCGTCTCCGACTTTATACCACACTCCATCATGCTTTATAGAGTGCGTTGCTATCATAAGCCTTTATCCTCCTTAACTTTGAGAACCATAACGCTATCCATACCCTCGAATGTAGGTAATCCAATCATAGATACGATACAGTGAGTATTGATAGGATGATTTGTAGCATATGTGTATACAGATACACCGGTCTCAACAAGTGAGAGGTTTCCGTCTGTGATACTTCCGCTTCTTTCCTCCGGTGTCTTACCGAATGTGTAATCGCCAAGGAATACTCCGGCAGACTGCGCAGATACAATGCCTGTTGGTACAAAGTACTGTGTCTGTCCTGACTCGTCAACATAGAGCTTATCGTAAACTTCAATCTCGATACCATATCCTCTAAGGTATTCAGTAACCTGTCCTTGCTGTAATCTGATACCGCCATTGTAAGCAGTGATACCGAGTACCTGTTTCTTTGTATCCTCTGCTCCGAGAACCATTTCCCAAGTCTCTGTATTCATGGTGAAACGTGTAAGTGAGTAGCCTGTAGCCTTTGAGAAATCTCTCTTGGTCTTAATAAGGTCGTCAAGTGGTGTGGCTGTATCCGACTTGTCCCATGCACTTGTGCCTGTAAAAGCCTTGTAATGCTTTGCTTTATGCTCTAATTTCTCATTATCTGCAAGATAGTCAATGCAAAAAGGTTTGTCGCCAATAGTTACTTTTACTTTTGGTACACCATCTGTAGGTGCAAGTAACTGCCAAATCTGTCTCTCCGGCACAACTAATGCGCCCTCGATAAGGTTCATTGGTTTCTTTGAGATTTCACGTAATACGTTATTGGCAAGGTTAGAGTTTTCAGAAGTTCTGTAATTGTCATACTCCTGTTCCTCTTTCTCTGTTACCATATAAGACTCACGATAAAATGGCATTGAGTTCTGAATGTCAGAGAAACCTCCAACGTCTCTTAACTCTGCCTGTGCATCAAAGTTTGAAGCTTTGAGTGATACCGGCAGTCCGTTCTTACCCTTGATAAATCTAAGGTCGAGTGAATCCTGTTTACGTGTTCCGAATTTTTGTCTGCCAAGATAAGGGGCAGTTCCTAATGTCTTCTGATAATTGTTCCACATTACACCGAGGCTTCTCGCTGTAAATGCTTCTGCTAATGGTAATGCCATGTTTTTCTACCTCCTTTTAGACCTCACTTGCTACAATCTTTGGTGTGCCATAGAAAGTAACTCTAGGTGTTGCAGTTCTAGCTTCATCTGCGATTGAAAGTGACTTGACTTTCTCCCAATCAATAGTTCCCTGATATACATATGTTCCAGGTGCGTCACCCATTGTTACATCTACATCGTGCAACAGATAACCCTTGCACTTTGCATCATTGCTTGGGAATGGTGTACCGGCTGGTACAATCTTCATTCCGTTTGTGTCTGCGCTTGTTACCATAGTCTGTGGTACAAGGCACGCTGCACCCTCATAAGGGAAAAATTTTAAAATTCCTTTACTCTGTGTAAAGTCTCTTACGATTGGCTTTCCCATCGTTCTACCTCCTGTTTTAAATTACATAGCTGTTTTGACTTTCAGCACTTGCAACTGTGCCGAATGAGATTTGTTCTGCATTGGCTACATCTGCTGGCTTTGAGTCGGGTTCATCTTTTTTACCGCCATTGTTTGGATTGGGAGTACCTTTGAGTGCGTTTTTCTCATACTCTGCTATCGCATTGGCTTTCATGTCGGAAATAATCTTGCCAAGTGATGTTGTGTCAAAAGAGCCATCCTCTTTTACTACTGTCTTTGCCTGTTCTGCAGTAATTCCAAAATCAGACATTGCACTCTCTCGTAAATCTCTGACAGCATTATCTTTCTGTAGCTTGGCAATCTGCTGATTGGCTGTCTCTAAGGCTTTATTTGCCTTTTCAAGCTCCGTCATGTTGCCATTCTGTAGCTCATCAAGCTGTGTCTGTAGCTCGTCAGCTTTGTCAGCTTTAGCCTTGTACTGATTGGTTTTCTCTTTCTCTCTTGCCATTTCCTCACCGCTCTTGTTAAGCAGATTTGTTATCTGCTCATCCGTTGCGTCCGGAAAAAGCTTCAAAACATCATTTCTTGTCATTTCAATTACCTCCGTAACTCACGCTTTTGTTATCGCGGGTCGCTCCCGCCGAGTTTTTCTGTTGTTTAACGCACAACTGCAAATTTTGTATAATAAAAAGCAACCTATAAGTTTCCTTACAAGTTGCTCATTATTTGTAATATTTAAGACTGCATCTGCACCCTGCTATTTCTTTTACCTGCGCCCCTAAAGAATGGTCTTTGGGAAACATCATCAGTGAATTTCCAACCTCAAACGGCTCAAAAATATCAATTCTCTTTCTATCAACTTCTGCATGTGTAGGTCTGACATGTGAATCTTCTTTTGAGCGCCACTCTTTTGTTTTGTAGCCCTGTTTCACCATTTCAGTTTGCAATCTGTAATTGCCGACTGCATTAGCTTCATTCGCAGCTACATTTTTTGCTCGCTTCTGTGAAGTAAAATACTCTACTTCGGTATTTTGTGTGGTAGCCTCAACTACCTCATTCACAATGTACCGAGCATAGTCTGTAATATATGAGGGTGTTTTCTTTGCCTTACAATACTGCGTGGCAACGCTCTCATATCTGATGATAAATTCTTTGGTGATAGTTGTTATCTCTGTTTCTTCCTTGCCGGATAACAAGGCAAATAGCATAACAAAGATTTTTTCAAACTTTTCAGCAAGTTTTTTTCTATCTTCCTTTTCCTCGTCAGATAAATCCATCTCACCAAAATATGTGTCATAATCTATGTCTTGTATTTCGTTTTTGTTAAGTGCGTGGATTTCATCTGCCATATCAAGCTCCAAAATAAATTGACAGCCAATTATTCATCGGCTGTCTTTCCATTGTTCTTATCATCATTATTATTGTTAGGTGTAGCTGTTGTCGGCTGTTCCTCCGGGAATAACATTTCCATGCGCTTAGCACTTTCAAGAGTGACTTGTTCAGGGTCACTAAACATGTCAATCGTCTTGACGGCTCTCTTGTAATTGATACCGCACCTAAGTAATATTTCAAGCACCTCTGCCTTAACAAGCATGTTGTCAAGCTTGTTGTGATTAATGTGTATCTCAACATCACTAGGCATAAGCGTAAAGCCCTTATTAATTCTCAGCCTGTTAAGAATAAGCCTAAGTGCCATTCTCTCCGACTTTTTGAGGATAGGCTCGTTAATAGCCGTTCTAAGTCCGGCGTCGTAATGTCCGTTTCTCAGTTCTACGGCAGAACCGGTGTCACCGCCTGTGTTGCCTTGGCGATTTGCAAGGCCTTGAATGCTTAAAAATCTTTCGAAAAGGTCTGTGAATACCACTTGCCCCTCTGTCTGATTAAGTTCGCTCGTCATTACATCAACATCAGCCTTGTTGTCTGAACCATTGTTAGATTTAACTACCAATGCTCCCTCTTGTCGCATTTTTCTGAATGTATCTATGTCAATCTCACAATTAACGAATTTTACCCATGCAGACACAAACTGCTCGACACCATTAATTCTGTCTGATGTAAGCACGTTGATAGCGTCTGTAATTGCAATAGTCATTTCGATATCAGATAATCGCCTTGCATTGTTTGGATATTCAATCACCGGAATTGCTCTATTGCCGTTTATTCCGCTATCGTAAATCTTGTCGTTGCGAATATCGAACCACTCATTGTCGGTGAAAACATAATAAATATCTGCTCCGTTCTCGTCCTCTCCGATTTGACAAGAGAATGCCGGACGTCCGTTTGAGTAGTATGCTACAAACGTATACATTGGATTTTCAGACGATAAATAAAAATCACTCTCATCAAGCAACTGTCCTTGTCCGTCATCATTACCGATGAATCTGTAGCCGGTACCGCATATGCTCCTCCAGCGATGTATGTCTATGTCACACTCCTGTTTGCTTTCCGAGTCCATTGTAATGTTAAGCTGTGTGATTTCTTCCGACTTGTGGTTATCGGTACCACGCAATACATATTGGATTGGCTCGGCACACATCTCTGCGGTTTTGCGCTCAACAAGCTCATACGCAAGATTTACGGCAATCTTGTTATTGATTTCCGGTCGGTTCACTTTCTGCCGATACAAAATTGGTTGGTCGCCACGATAGTATCTGTCAAGATACTCAATCTCAATAGCGTTTTGCTCGTGAATCACAAGTGCTTTATTCAGTTCTTCGATTATGTTGTTTTTTGTGATTTGCCTTTTCCTCGTGAAAATAACTTGTCTGCCGTAATTATTCTGACAGACAGCCGAAAAAGGTCTTACGTTTTTATGAGCATATCTATACATCAATAAAACCTCATGCCACTTGCAGAAGTTCTCTGCGGAACCTCTTTTATTTGAAGTTCTTGTGTGCCAGCCCAAAACCATATCCATTTACGGCAGTGCGTACACATTACTTTATGGTGTTTCTTATCGTTTTTATTTACCCACGTTAATAGCTTTCCACAACGAGGGCACATTACACTTCGTTTTCCTGTTGGTACAATATTCTGATTATTCATGTTGTCCTCGTTTCACTAAAAATAGCACCCACAATCTGTGAGTGCTATTTAAAAGAGATTTACGCAATGAACGAATTACATTTTTTTCATCTTACACATTATCACATTCTAAGCGAACCGAACGAACAAACTTACATTTTCTTAAAAAATCTTTCAAACTCCATTCTTACACTATCTGCTGTGGCTTTACCGCCAAGCGCATATGCTGTCTGTAGCCATGATTTATTTTCCAAAAATCTAAAATTAATTATTCTTCTCATTCTGCTATCATCAAGGCTTGCTATAAATTCTTCTACATCGTTTGTCTTTTCAAGCAAATCGTCTTGTAAAAGCTGTAACGTAGTCATTCTTGAATAAAGCAGTGTACGCTTGCGTCCGTATTCAGGATAAGGTACACCCTCGATTTTGAAGTGCTGTGTGCCACCCATGCCTCCTGACACAGTGTCAATCACGCTTTCTCCGTTTTCTATCTTTTCAAGGTCGTCTTGCAATTTAGCAATTTTCTTTCTGACCTCTTTGATTTCCTCTTGCAAATCTGAATACTGTGATAAAACTTCCTTTGTCATTAATAAAGCCCTCCTCTGAACGGATTGTGTACTGCTTCAACCTTTGCTATCCTACTGCCTTGTGTCATTCTTAAGGCAAAGTTTGAAAAAACATCAGGAACATCATCTAGCTGTTTTTTGCCTGTTACTGAATATCGTTTCAGCAGTGATACCATTACTCCATAAGGCTCATTGGGCTTATAAAGTGATTGGTCTTTGAAAATAATATGTTGTAAAATCCAGTTAGAACACTGAAAAATACGTGCTTCCTTATTTGTTTCTGTCGGTACATCAGTGATGTTGCATATCCACCCTTTATTTTCAACTCGCTTATTAACTTCCATAGCCACTCTGTCACCGCCGGCATTACGCTCAAACTCGCACTCCTGTACTTGATTATTGACTAATGTGTTTGACGCATTTTCATACTGCATTTCATAGTCTGCCGTATTGTCGCACACGCAATCAACACAGTAATAGTCCTCGCCATATTTTTGCAGTATTGGCATAACAAAATAGTCTGTACCTTTTCCTTTTGTATCGCATTGAGCTGTGATAATTTCCGGTTTGCCATGTGGCAAATTGAAATATCTGCGGATTTTATCGTCAGGAAACAATAGCCCCTCACGCTCGATAGGCTCCTGTTTATACAAACATCGGTAAGAGATTTCGTCCATGAGTAATTGTTGGTCGGCAAAAAACTCTTTCGTAAAACCGCCATACTCATAATCAAAATTACTTTCCCCTGTCACCGGGTCTACATCAGGAACCGATATTGTTTTGACTCTTGGATTTCCGACATACATGTTTTGAATGCGTCCAATAACATCATGTACGCTCCAACGAGTAGCAATGTGTATCTCTTTACACGGCTTTCCGTCCGTATCTTGCGTCTTACGCTGTCTTGCGTCTACTGCGTATTTATCCCACAACTTATCAAGTATTGTAGGATTTAAGGCTTCCTCAATTCCACCTATCATATCATCAACTAGCAAAAATTTACTTGCACGGACTTTTCCAGCATTCTTACTTCCGACAGAAGTACATTGTACTGACGGAAAAGGTTTGTATTTGCCAATATTGAATTGCTCCATTTTGGCATTCGTGCTTGTAACTGATAGATTAGGAAAAATGTCATGCCACGCATAATCATCATCATTGGTAACAATGTCGTATACTCCATCATAGTACATTCGTGTAATGTCACCACTGTGTGAATAAAATAGGCTGTAATCTTTCGGAAACCAGCCGGCAACTGCCGAATGAAAAAATTTCTCAATCGTACTGTTATGTGTTGGTATCATTGTTTTTCCGACACAATAAATTCCGTCCTCGACTTGTATGCAATTTCCCTTTTTAGCTTCAATGTGAGCGACTTCTGTAATAGACACCATACGCTGCTTTGAAAATTCTTTTAATTGTTTTCTTTCAACTCTGCATGGGATTTCAAATGTAGGTGAAAATCCAATTCTATAAACAATTTTCTTGCCACGTATGCCACTGTTTGAGATTTTCGGCTCTGCTTTAGAAATATTGCATCTCCAACCAAACGTAGATATTAGGCTAATAATTCCATCTTTTAGCTCTTCATTTGTTGTCGAAATAGAATACTTCTTTTCTTTCTTGTTGCAAGTGCCGTCAGTATCAATAAGTCCGGCCAATAAATCAAGTCTTTGTTCTAAACTGCCATTCAGGTATTCTTGTGGTATTCGTTTGCCTAATGCTTTCCTTGAATGGCACATACCTATTTTTTCAAGGTTTTCTCTAAACCCTAAAAAATGATACGCTTTACAGCCTACTTGTTCATAAACTGTTGACAGCTTATAATGTCTTTTTACCTCATTCACTATCTCTAAATCAGTGTTGCATATTGTCAATGTAGGCTTTTTCTCTGTGCCATCTCCTAGCCAAACTCCTAAAACATATGGTTCAACAGCATATTCTCGTTTTTTGCCCTTAAAAGGTTCTCTGTGTGGTAAAAAATAGTAATATCTGTGTCCTCTTTTGTTTTTTTCTCCACTATCTATGTCTTTTTCAAATAATTCTTTAGTTTCAATAGTGCGAAGTTTATTTCTGTGTCTATCCCATACCACCCACTCATGGTTTTCGTGGCATTGTATTTTTTCACCATTGGAAAATGTCAACAAGCAGTTTGCCGTATCTTTTGGAAAAACATGTAATATTTTTTTTGGATTTCCGTCTATGCCGTATACATAGTCTCCGATTTTTAAATCTCCGTGGTTTTTCCAACCTTGTGTAGTTAAAACAGGTGTATCATCAGCAAGTAGCTTTCCAGCTCCAGGCACTAGGCTCACGCACAATATGTCGTATTTATCATCAATCATGCCTTGCAGTGCGTCCACAAGTCCGATTTTGATTAGTTGTTTCCTACGTGGCATATAAAATCGGTCTTTAGGCTCACGCTTTTTCTCTATGTACTGAAAATAGCTGTCAACTATTTTGTTTTGAGCTTCAAGTAGTAAAACCTCATATTTTTTGTTTATCAGCTCATATGTGGTTTTGTGGTCGAATGCGTATTTTTCCAAGTCCCAAATCGTGCCACCTGTTTTAGCCGTGCAGAAGCTCTCTATAAGCTCTTTTGCCCTCTTAGTGAGTTGTAGTCCATACTCAATATCTTTCTCGCCATTTATGGCTACACTGCAAGCGTCTACATAGGCATTAATTACTTGCTCGTCTATTCCTTTATCCTTTATGTAGTTTTCATATCCGTTTACTGTGGAAATAAGGCTCTGACTAGCCATAAGAAAAGCACCTCCACTTTTAAAA